ATATTTTCTTCATATCGGAAGAACTCAAGGGATGTAGGCCCGAATAAAACTATGCTTCTTGTCCTCATCGCCCTTGCTATATGAACGAGGCCTCCCTCTGAATCAATATGGAACTTCGCCTTATTGATAAATGCCGAAGTCTGTTTCAGAGTAGCCTTCCCTCTCATATCTATCGCTCCGGCAATAGGTTCTTCAAGAGAATTACCTAACTGAATGACTTTATAACCCTTCTTTTTAAGGTATCTCGATACTTCATTCCAATAATTCGTGGGCCAACATTTAGTCTGCCGGGCTATATCTGAACCGTTATGAACCGTAACATATGCATCATTTTCAAGAAGCGACAGCATATCGTAATCTGTTTTCTCCAGTTTAATAAACATATCATCTGGAGAACCTTCAAGACCTACGCTTTTCAAAGCGAGGTCATAAGAATTGAGCTTTCCTATCCTGTATATCTCATTATTCTTTAGAGGGAAAACTGTGAACACATCTTCATAGGGCTTTAAAAATTCTTCATTGGCTTTTATTTCTTCTTCGTGCCCTTTAGGATTTTTATATATCACTTTCGTCATATATCTTGAATCATAAATGATATCGTGACCTTGAGGAATGATAACTTCATCTATAACTTTATCCCAAAGTTTCTGTCCTACTATAACCACCCGATTGATATCCGGATGATTACATAAAATCTCGGCGCATTTGGTATCACGAATAAATAGTGTTATGAATGAATCGGGATATTTCCTTTTAATGGCGACCGTAAACCCTGCCGTCACCAGAGTATCTCCTATCCCACCAAGTCGGATAATAGCAATTTTAATTGTTCCGACTGGAGGCTCAAGAGAGGCTGAATCCAAAAGGGGTTTTACTTCTTTCTTTTCTGTCAGGAGTTTTTCTTCAAGGTCGGTTACTTCTACTGCGACTTTCTGAGAATGGACTAAATAATAGGCCATCTTGTAATCTACTTCGTATATCTTTCCCGCATCAAAACTTTGAGTACCGCATCCATACGAACCCGCCAACTGAATGAGTTTAATCTTCGGCATTATTTTGACCTCCGGTATTTTTTAAAAAGAAAGGGCAGGTGTTTGAGGCCTGCCCTTTCCAGTATCTTCACTACTACTTATGTGCTGTGCTTTACGTTGGTTGTCTTTACGCAGGCAGTTTCTTCTTCGAGCTTGAAATCTATCCTCATCGTGATAGTGATTTCGATTATCCTCTTACGAGGAACTCTCTCCATCTCATACATAATATCACGATGCACGCCCATTACGATATTCGCCGGATTTATCAACAGAGCCTTAGAGCCGAGCGCTGTGCCCGTACCTTCGGTTATATTCTCTGTCGCAATGGCCGGAACTTTACGAACGGGTATGCCGTTGTAAGCAGGCTCTTTCGCTTCTATCAAATACCTTACGAAAGCGTCGTTGACATTCTTATCGGCAAGGGCCTTAACGTAATCAAGTCTTGCGAGATGACTTACGTAGAATCTCATTGTCGCTTCCTGTTCGTCTACGAACTTTGAGGGCATCTTCCTCAAGGTCTTAAACAGAACGGTATCAGACAGCGATGATGCAAGCGCATCATAGGTGTAAGTAGAAATCTGCTTGAACACACCACTCAATATATCAAGGTATGTTCCGGTAGAACCTGTCGCATCGCCATTCAAGCAAAGACTATCCAAATCAAAAGCAAGCCTTTTGGCAGTCACTTCAAGAATGGTATCAAACAAGCCCTGACCTTCTATAGAATCTTCAAGGGCATCATACCCTAAATCTATAGCCACTATTGCTTCCTGTGCGTCAAGAGTTACTTTCGAAGTCGTGGGCTTCGAAGTCGTTGTCGGCACAGTACCTACGGCATTTGGTTTCTGTAATATGGCAGCTCCATAGGTAATCTTATCAATCTGCCTTTTATTCGCTTTCATTGGAACTCGGCGGCACTCACTGATAACTACAGATTTATCAATGGCCGTTTGAACGAACTTTGCGGCCTGTTCAGGTTGAAGCAAGCCACCATTCGCCAAGTCCGAGCTCGTAAAAGCTTTCTCGATTAACTGGTCTATGGTCATCTTCATCTGCTCTGTTCCTCCCTTAAAATGATTCGTTTATGTTTTTTATAAAACACCTTTAAACAGAACGGAGTTACCCGCTTACTTCTTTTTGCCCTTCAATGCATCTCCGAACACATCGCCTTTTTCGTTTTTATCGATATCGACATCAGCGTCCTGAGAAGATTTTAACCCGAACTTCTTTTCGATAGCTGAGGTCAGCTTGTCAAAATTCGCTATCGACTTCTCGATTTTGACAAGGCGGTCTTCTGCCTCTTTCTTCGCCTTCTTCTCGGCTTCGATGGCATCCTGTTTCACCTTCTCTGCATCTATCTCGGCCTTCTTTTCTGCGCCTATGACATCTGCTTCGGAAGAATCTTCGGGAAGGCCAACAGCTTTCGCTCTCTTTTTCAGGTCCTCTGCCTTTACAGCATCAGCCTGAGCCTTTTTCTCAGCAGAGATTTTATCATTATAAGCCTTTGTTTCTGTCTCATTGAGCAACATCCCGTGCTCTTTGAGGGCTTTAATGACTTCACCTATCTGCTTAGAGAGGTCGGCGAACTGTTTTACCAATTCCTGTATATCCATCTCGTCTTCCTCCTTCTTTGATTTTTCTGTGTATCGAGTTTCTGCTTCCTCGACTACTGCGTTTAAAACCGACATTGCTTCCTTTAATTTTCTTAGCCGGGCCTCAGATATTATTCTGCCAGCTTTTTCAAAGACGGGATTATCGTCTTGTTTTTTGTTCGCTACGATTTCCATAGCGCACTTTGTCACATATTCTTCCATCTGGTCTATAACCTCAGACAGAACAGCATCAGCATCCTCGATGTTTTTATAGCCAAGCATTAACCAAGCTAAATTACTCCTGCAGAACTGGAACACGCTGTCTAATGCAGTATAGGCCAACCCTCTGGCGAAGGGCTTTGACACTTCTTCTTTGGTGAGTTTCTTCGGGCCATCTTCATCTTTTGCTTTGACCTTTTTCGCCAGTTTAGATAGAAATGTCAGCACGACTTCTTTAAAGTCTGCAAACGCCTCTTTAATTGCTACTGCCGGGCTATCCGAGCCACCATAAACAGTATCCCAAATTTCATTCTGCAAGGCATCTACGGCTGCCTGCGTGCCTTTGATTACAAACCCTGCGTTAAAACCACCATTCATTATCCCCTTCTCGATAACTTCGACTACATCATCGAAAGGTTTTTCTTCGTGCCTTTTATACACGACTATTTGTGCATCAGGAACAGCAGGTCTGTCTACTATGGCAATCCTGTCCACTCTTGATGCGTGTAAACGATTCTTTGCTATAGGTGTCTTAGCCATTTACGGCCTCCTTCTTAATTGGCTCACGAACTCCAGAGATTCTCACAGAAAAAGCTTTGTAATCCCCGGCCAGAACTTTATCCCAAACTTCTTTATCGTGAACTTTTATAGCACCAAACCAAGTTCCCTTGGCAAGTTTCTTCCCGTAAAAATCTAAATCATTTTTCCAAGCGATAGATGATTCCACTATCTCGGCTGCGACTACCTTTTTATGCATCACATCGATAGTCCTGTAATCAACAACGAACATATGAGCAACTTTCTCAATATCTTCGGCTGAAATAACATCTCCATCCCAATCCGTCTTCTCTGGAACAAGAAATATTCCATAAAGCATCTGCTTCTGCTTATCTACCTTTATAACCTCTACCGATTCATCTGAACTATCCTCTGTGGATTTATTGCTTTTCCCTATCATCGCAGTTCCGCATTCAGGGCACTTCTTATCATTACAGGGTTTCCCCTTTTCGTGAGAAACTTCCGTTCCGCACTTAGGACAGACACATTTATCGGCTCCACCATCACCTTGCCGTGCGCCGCCTTGACCCTGCCCTTGGCCTCTCGCCTTCTTTTCTAATACGGTATTACAATCAGGGCAAGTTCCTTCGGCCTCGAATTCTTTTCCGCACGATTTACAAATAAAATCCATAACGATTCCTCCCAGATATTCTTTATCAGGTCCGGCAGAAACAGATGATTGAATGCCTCCGAGTTTCCCTGATATCTTTGCGGGTTCTTTTTCTCTTTTCTCGGCATCTTCAAGCTCTTCCTTGTCATATCCCATCGTTGCTTCTTCTATATCCTTTTCTAATGTGAACAGACCAGAGGTCGGGGAAGGTGGATATTCTTCTGTGGACTCATCATCCATCGTGGCAATTACTTTTAAGAATTCTTCGCTCTGGTCAACAGAAATCTCTTTGAGAGATTTTGTTTTTTTGGTATGCTCACTTACCCACTCTTTTGCCTTCGCCATTGTCCAATCTTTTGACTTAGCAAAAATGTAAGTGATTATTTTTTTACAGGTAACACAATAAAGGGCCTTAATCCCTTTATCAGAAGATACAACTATCGTGCGTATAGAATGGCCGGAATGTTTTCCTTCCTCGCCGGGCACGGGAATACGAATATTTTTATCACTTTCAGCAGGCATTTAAAAATCCTTCTCCGCTATTTTAAAACGACCCACTCTTTTCTTCAACTTTCATCCTTCTGTTCATAATCTTTCTCCATTTGTAAAATATTATATCATACTACATCATATTTGTCAAGAGGTTAGCCCATCTTTCGATATTTATTCCGAAGATTTAGCCTTCGCTTCTGAACTGTTATTAAAATTCCCTGTAAAAGATGAATTCCACCCTGTAAATCTCCGCTTAAATCTCTACCATGCCGCTTAAGATATTCAGAAAATTTCTTATGAATTTTAAGAACTTCTCTTGAGAGCCTATCTTCATCTTCGGTTCGAACACAAGAAGTTAGCTCGGAAAAATCTTTCCAATATTTATCTTTTCTTTTAGACATAACCTATCTCCACATAGTATTTTGAAAAATCCTTAAAATATCTTCAAGACATTTCTTGCGTTTAGGCTTAATCTTAATATATTTTTTAAGCTCATCATCAATAAGGTTATATAAACAAACTGACCTAACCACGCCACGCTTCGGCATCGGATATTTTCTCCTGAACTATAGGTATCTCATCACACCTGCAGTTTATCACTTCTTCTGCCGGAGCAGAAGGGTCGTGCGGATGCATCATCTCTGCATCTCCTACCCGAAATGGCTCATCTATATCTACTGTCTGCCCGTTTGCCTCTACGTGAGAAGGCCTTGTCCTGTCATCTATGATAGCAAGCCATCTTTTCTTTCCTACCCCATTTTCCTTATAAGCTTCATACTGAGAAGTGGATGATGCGACTGCTGTTTCCGTTCTCGCTATAGCCATAGAACGATTTCGATAAGTGTTCTCGAATAATCCTTCTATCCTTCTTCTTACTTCATAAGGGCTTACTCCCTGCTCAACATAACTCGATACGAGTATTCCCTGAAAATCCCTCAAGGTCCTTTTCGTGATATTCCCTGTTATCTTTTCTCCCCTTCGGGCTAACATCTTCAAGATTCTCTTATCCTTTAATTTAAAGGTAGTAGATAGGCCTAACTTCCCAAGAGCATAACTGCCACCTTTATTCGCTGCTACAATTCCCCACCCATCAAGAATCTTCTTCATCTTTTGGGGAGCGACATACGAAGCCCATCCGGCAAGAAATTTCTGCATCTCTTTAGATTCTTTATCGGAGACTTTATCTATGGATTCGAATTCAATATTTGATACAGCTCTCTTTTCCCAAATATCCGGATATTTCTTTTTAGACCACGCCTCTAACTTCTTAAGAATCCCTTTATCAGAAAGGAATTTAAGGGTAGCATTCTTCTCTCTCTGAAACTCTTTATAAACACTCCCCTGATACCCTTTCACGATTCTCTTATATACAAGAGAATTCATAAAGTTTCGAGAACGAGGGATTCTACGCCGGGCCTTTAAAATATAATCTCTTAATCTCTTATTCATTTATCCTTTTTCTTGCCTTTCTTTTCCTCGCCCTCTCCATATTCTTCTTCTCCTGCTCCTCTGAGAGCTTCTTCTTCCTCTTTCTCACGAGCGAGTCTTTCCTTGGCTTCTTCCGGCGTTTCACCTATTAACCCTACGGGGATATACATTCCTGAAATGTAGACAGCATCGCCTCCTTCATACGGGTCAAGACCGAGCTGCCTTCTTATCTCATTAGGAGAAAGAACACCCATATCGAAATAATATTTATTTATTTCGGCATCCTGTTTCGCATCAGCGACATTGATATCTTCAAACTGAAATGTCCATCCTTCTATTCCGAACCCTCTCTTGATTATAAGCTCATTTATAACCCAAGCGAATTTCTTCTGGCGAGGATTGATAACAGAATCAAGATATATCCTATCAGTATCTTTCGAAACTGAACCGCCAAGATTACCTTCAATAACTATGCCGACACGATAAGGCGGTACTCGATGAGCAGACAATACCGTATTGATATTATCTTTATGATACATCCTGAACGAAGCATCTTTCTCCTGAACATTAAGGGGCTCGAAAATAACCTCTCCGTCTTTCGGAACGGCCAGATTAAGAGTCTTGTGATTCGACTCTTTAAGCGTGGTCTCGAAAAATTTCTTTATTTCTTCCGTGACATCAGCGTTTAAAGACACACCTTTAAGAATAACCGCATATGCCGGAACACCGAAATTAAGGAAGAAATCTATATTATATTCTCTTTCCTTCATCTCCCCGAACATAGCATAAGTAGAAGGCAACCACTCCGGAAGCCCGTAATAGACAGACCTCCAAGAATATTGATTGATTACTATGACCTCGTTCGCCGCATCTTCTACATCACGAACTCCCTGAACGAAATTGCCTGTATTTTTGTTTAAGATTCTATCATCCCCGAAAATCTTGAAATATACATATTTCGTTCCTACCTTCTGGATGAGCTTCGTTTTATCTTTAGACCATCTCATCGTTGTCGCATTTATATGGTAAAGCCCGTTTACCTTGTCATCTTTATTCCTTGTCACTTCCATATATCCGCAACCACAGCCCTCAAAATCAATGAAAACTTTCTCAAGCATCATCGTAAGGTCCTCATTAGGATTTACGAGCGAGAAGAAGTCCATCAGTTCCTTATATTGAGCATCGCCCTCTTTATCCTGCATATCGGGGTCAGGAGGCTCAAGATAATATCCTATCCCTACCGCATCGTGCGTCTTAACGTGAATGCAAGCTGAATGAATAGTATCGATATCCATCCAGTTCATAAGTTTTGCCGGGCTATAAGGAGGCTCAACTATCTGAGGCTTCCACTCGACATCCTTTATCTGTTTCGATTTCGATACTGGAAGCTCATATTGTTTCAACATATCTTCCGTTACTATTGAGCCTCTATCCGTTATGATGGCCTGAACCTTATCGTCTCCGACTTTATTCTTCTCGAACCAACTTCCTTTTTCTCTGCCCATTTTGAATTCCTCCTTTATGCTACTTGTAGTGTGCCATAATAATCAGAATTTTCAAGTATATTATGCACAACGCCTGCCACAGCATCAGCCACATCTTTCGAGCCTTTGGGTGGATGGTCTATCTTTTTCCCTCTTATTTCCTCTAACTGCATAGCTTCCCGAATGAAAACTTCTGATGCGCTCGGCTCAGATTCATCTCCACTTTTAATATAGTAATAGTCTAATCTATTTTCAGTTATCGACTCTTTAAAATTTGAATAGGGAGCCATAGTCCTGTCAACTGAAAGATACTCTGTTCGATATCCTTTTCCTTCAAGTATCTGCATACTATCTGAACTTTGAAATCCATCATAGGTAACGAGCCCGATAGGGAAGCCCAATGCAGTAAGGGCGTAAATATATTCTCTAACCTTCCCTATCCTTACTGGAGCTTCTTTTGAACCTTTTATTCTCATCATAAGGTCAATATAAATTTTAGTTCCACCTTCTTCCGTTGACCCTGCGTTATGGCCGAGAGCGAACCCGCAAGCATCACCAGTAAGAGCCAAATCAATATGGATAGTATGAAATGACATTCTGTCAATAGGCGTAAACCAATTCTCTATCGTTCCATCTTTTCTTATCGGGTCGTGTTTTCTATCCGGATTATATCTTTCGAGAAGCATTTTCGGAGATTCAAAGAATGGATTAAGAGTAGGCGACGGCATTGCTCCAAAATCCCGATACGCTTTCGTAGGACTTGCTATAAACGCTTTATAAAGGAATGGAACTTTAGGAATGACATCAACATCTTTCATATTGTCCGGCTTTTTATCAAGGACTATTCGATTTATCCTGTCAACATAAAAGAACTCTCCATCCCAATCCGGATATTTCGCTTCCCAAAGAGTTCTTCTTTTGGCATATATCCTTGAATCAGGAACTTCACCCTCTTTGATTTTCTTCTCAAGAAAATCACTTTCATACATCGGGCTACCGCCGATTACTATCGCACCTTTATCTTCGAACCTTGAACCTAATCTTCTTTGGAGCGTATTATAGATATCTTCTGCTTGGTCTGAATTATCTGTCGCACGATACGAACCGCCTTCATCCATTATTCCCACTATGATATTATATCCAACTGCGGTCCTCCAAGAACCAGAGCCGGGAATTATAAAAACATTATTCTTAAAACGAAGCTCGGAAAGACATTGAGGGTCCGGCATCCTTGAGTCCGGCCGTTCCCAAGGCCTATCAAGAAACCATTTACAGGTATTTATCTTTGAAGCTATTTCTGAAAAGATAACCTTCTTGGCGTTGCGTTCAGAAATAGACATATTCATAATCGCTATTTTAGATGTCTTGCCGGAACTAAAATAAGATTGAGGGTCTCGAAGGCATAGTAAGAGATGAAGAAAATAAGTAGCTATGATTGATATCTTAAAGGATTTCCCTGAACCTATGCCTTCACACAAAACTGCTAAGTCATATTTCCTATGCCAAGGATTCCCATCCTTAGTTTCAAAAAAGTTTACAATATCATCAAGAACGCAGGGCCTTATGATATCTTTTAGATTAAGATAGTCCTCTCCTAAAATCCAATCTTTTATAGGTACTGGAATCCATCTCCAATCCTCGCAAGGATAATCTGCCCCTTGAACGAGGATTTCATTTAAGATTTCATCGTTCACTATATCTTCAAGGACTTTTTCATCTTTAGGCGTAGCATAATCAGGTAATTTCTGCATCAACTGAATCCCCACTCGATACACCCTCCATCGAAGAATCGCCAAAGTCAATATCACGGGCGAGTTTAGTGAATACTTTCTTCCTCAAGTCCGCATCTTTGACCTCTGTTCGAACTATCATAATCATTTTTCTTATTATGGTCCTGACCTGCTGTATCTTGACATCCACATCAATCCCGCCTGACAAGACGAGCTTAATAGCATCCTCTCCGCAAAGCCCGAACTTATCCCAAATAATAAGCATATTCATTGTTTTCTTTCCGAGCAGGTCCAGATAGGCGGTCTGTCTATCGTGAATCGATAATACTGTCTTAGCGGCCTGAACAATATTCCGGGCCTGAGCTTGCCTTAATTCTGGCGTATTAGATTCTCGAATAACAGTTCTTAAAGTATATGCGTCAGCTTCGAGCTGTCGATATTTCTCCCAAATGGTAGCTATCTGATTCTCGATTTGATATATCAAGCCTACCATATGGCCGAGTATCTTCTTATTTGTCCTTAAATCTTTCTTTACTTCCTTTAAGACCTCTTTTTTATAAATATCGATATCTCTGTAGATGACGCTTGGAGCTATCTTCATAACTTCTGCTATCTGCTTTACAGAAGCCCTCATAGCGAAGAAATACTGGACTATCTTCTGCCTTCTTTCTTCGGCAGGGTCACCCAACATCTCCAACTGATATAATAGCTCTTTTTTGGTAAGGTCAAAATACTGGTCTATGATTATCTCTGGCCGGACTTGAACTTCTACGGGTATAGGTTGATTTTTAATCTGGAAGGATATTGATTCTTCTATTTTACACCAATCGACTACCGTGCGTTTAATGAGCAAACTCATAGAGATTGCTTCTTCGACCTTAATCTCCCCTGTAAATCTTGCATTACAGAGCATTACAGGCGATATTCCGAAGGAAACATATATACTATCCTGTGCGTTTATATGGAGATTATTTTTCTCCACCTGTCTCCTTTTTTATCAACTCGATTAGGTCGCCAACGCTTTCGCATTTATCCCACTTATCATCTTCGAGTGATAGGTTAAATGCTTCTTCCAACTGGATAAATAAATCTATCTTAGACAGCTCATCAAAGCCAAGCTCCTCAAGGGTATTAGAATCAAACGGCGTTTCTACTAAACATCCGACATCTCGAACCATAGCCTTAACTTTTTCTTCCATAATTTCCTCCAGTTATCAACCCTCTAACAAGCACTTCATTAGGGTTAGGTGTTTGGTCTATACCTATTATAAGGACCTTTACTACCGCATCCTCTATCTGAGCATCTATAATATCCTCTATTCCAAATACGGCATCCCTCTTTTGAACATAGAACGATATCTTTG